ACCGCGTTGATGGTCTTAATGAAGCGGATAGATCGTGGACCCATGATTGTCGGGTCGGTCATGACCTTGATGTCGTCCAGTTCCAGCCCTAACGAAAGAGCGAATTCAGTGAGCTTCGGTTCCTTGGTTTCCCAGTCGGGAATTGCCGCATGAACCGCAGCGTCGGCCTTCACGTAGATCGAGTCCTTCATCTTCTGGCCTTCGGAGATGTAGGTTCGACTTTCGCGGAACTCGTCCTTCATGGCATGGAGTTGAGCGATTAAGCGTCTGGCGTTTTGATAATCCTGATCTCCCGGCTCGACACCCTCAAGTTTTTCAATCTCCGCATTAATCTCCGCAGTTACGCCCATGGGATTTTCCGTGTAACGTCTGAAGAGTTTAGCGCGGGGCGCTTCACTTTGCGGCGTCGGCTCGAATTTCTTTTTTTCTTCTGCCAGTGCCTTGAACTTATCATCGTACCCCCGCTGGAAGGACTTCATGAGAAGCTGTCCCTCCACCGACAAACGGGAGGTATCGACATTGCTGCCGGTTTTTAGAAGCTCGGCCACTTCTTCGGGCGTGTAGACGGTCTTGCCGCCCGCATCTTTATCCGATTTGGCAACGCCCGCTGCCGCTTTCGGTTCGCCTTTGGGTTTATCTTCCTTCTTGGGTTCGGTGGTTGAACCACCGTCCTTGTCGGTCGATTTTTCATCGGCGAGTTGACCGTCCCCTTCGTTGCTCGACTCGTCACCATCCCAAGTCGCGTCGTCGGGAGTGTCAATAAGGATTTCCGCTTTTTCTTCTGTGTCTGCCATTTTAGATTATCCCCCTAATTTTGATTGCCGGCTTGGCCGGTTCTTAATTCCCTGTTACGTTCACTAATTTTGGCGTTTTGAATGAATCCTGCCAATCTAGTCCGAAGCTGGCGCAGGGCCTTCACGTGACTCCAAATAAATTCTCTGTTCTCAACTTCGCTTACCAAGGTGTTTTCCCACGCGATCATTGCTTCTTTTTCTAACTCGTCCAGGGCCTCCGTAATCGCCGGATTACTTAGTGCCTGGGCCGCATAAGTTCCTCTTTCTGCTGTAGTCAATTTTACTTCAGTTCGTGCAAAATTTGCAACAACTGGAGGTATATTAACTCCGACCAATGCACTCCAAATTGATCCAAAAAATCTAATCATATCCCCTCCCTATCCAAAGAATCCACCTCCGGTTATCTGCGTCCTGGGTTCCCCGGGAGACTGTGGAGTTTCCGGAGTTGGCGGCATTTCCTGTCCCGGGGCCGTTCCCTTGTCGTTTGCTCCCGCCCCTGCCGGCTTCGGAAGCATTCCCAGTTGACCCGCAATGGCCTGCATCATCTGTCCGATCTGCGGATTGGATGCGGCACCCATTTGCTGCAACGTCATTAATAAGGCCATCACGGTCTGAGTGAATTTCGGTTCGGTCACAAAGTCACCGACATTCCGGATACCCATGGCCTTGATCAATTCCTTCATCGCGTTGTAGACGTTTATCGGAGTTACGACTCCGATTTGAGCATTGGCAGCCTGAAGGTAGAGACCGAGAAGTTGCTGCATATAAATAATCATCTGATCCTTATTCCCGGTGCCAAGCCCAACGTTAACGATAACGTCATATTTCCCGACGATATTGTCCGGGGTAATCTCGTTCCAGGTGTTCATGTAGCGGATCATCGTCGGCTTTTTGAGAAACCTGATATTCAGGTCAACGATATCGGAGATCAAAGGAGCAACACCCATCTCGGAAATGAGGCGGATCATCATGGAAACCCGTTGGCTGGCCTGTCCGATTTGCTGATTCTGCCCTCTCCATGTTTTATTGAGAACGTTTGGATTAACTCCCTGGAATGAACGCGGAACGCCGCTATGATAATCCTTTTCGACGTTCAGCATTTCCCAAAACGCGAAAACGTCCTGTGGTATTGGCGATTTCTCTTCCGGTTTTGGACTATAGTCGCCCGTGGTACGAACCAGTGCACCCGGGAAGTTGTTGTTCAGATAATCGTCTACGTTCATGCGGTTCGGATCGCCAAAATATCTGCGGTTGTTCGCAAAATAAACGTTGTCCATAATCTGCCGCAGCAAAGCGGTACGGATTTTCTGAATCTCCTTGATCAAATCATAAAGACTGAAACCAGCGACCCGGTGTGCCATCTTAATTGGGGTAATAACATGAAAGGGCGGCTTCCGATATTTGTTTTTTCCAACCGAACACTTCACGTCACCGCAAACTTCGGCCACCATTGGGGTTCCGTTTTCTTTATCTTTATAATAACATTCATAAACCCAAAGTCGTCCGTCATCCTTAGAAGTAATAAAGTGTTCCCCGCCAAGATCAGAAAAACGTTCTCTGTGAACCTCGTCGGTGTCTTCGTGCATTGCTTCCGATAAACCCTTGACTTTTTCTAAAATCTTTTTTCCATATCGTTTTTCAATTTCCCATTGTTCATACGGAATGCGGTGATAGAAAAACATCGCATCTTTCACGTCCCGGGTTTTAAGCGGATATCCAATGTCTTCCGCAGGACAGGCTTCAATTAAGGGATATTCATCCCTGACCGTTTTGCGGATTGTGGCATTATGGGTCCGTACCTGTGTCGGCATCGGTAGCCCCATAGGCCCCGTAACCATTTGCGCCACGCTATTCTCCGTATGCGCCAACACCTCACAGTCCTTCTCCATCTCCTTCGCCATGTACTCATCGTCGGTTAACTCCGTATAATCCTTATCTATAAATTCGGTACTTTCAAACCATTGATATTTAACGGCGCCCGTTTTCAACTTAAGCATATCGTCGAACCAATCGTGAAGAATCATAAACCAATTATTCTTAACCTTCAACTGTTGGTTGACGAGGAGATTTTGTTTTTCAACCGCAACCGTGTCCTCTTCTCCACCTGGATCAAGCGAAACAAACTGATCGCCGGAGGCAAAGACTTCAAGGAGAGACGGTTTAATCCACTCAACGCAATCCATGAGATCGGTGGTGGTGGCCTTGGAACGGCCAGCGGCACACTCGACGATTTCCGGCTCGGCCCGATAGAACTTCATGGCATCGGCGCGATCGGTATTGAGAGTCTTCTGCTCTTCCTTGATCTTTTTGATCTGGGTCAGACAATAATCGATTTCGTCGTCGTCGCTATATTTCTTTGGTTCATCTTTGGCCATTTAAACTACCCCGCTCTTCGGATACTTTAGTTCCTTGGACCACATTTCTGGAGAGGTCCACTTCGTTCCACTGAGGGTTGCGCGGTACATATTCTCCATCATGTGATCGTTTTCCTTCATCGGCTTGCCGTCTTTGTCATATACCCACCGCTGCACTTCGTAGATGTGTCGTTCGCAGGATCGTTGGATAAATAAACTTGGAATCCCATTGGGTCCTTTGATTCGGGATTGAAGGTTGCGGATTCCAGAATCCTTATCCTTGGAGGCAACATGCAAGGTGATTCCAGCGGAAGCAAGTTTTCGCTCGATAGTGATAAAGGAATCTTCAACATCTCCATATCTGTTCTTGACATACGCGGAATCTCCCTTTGCAAGAGGATCAATAAAGGCATCCTTAAGGCGCCAAACATTTTTTGATTTCTGCCGTATAATCTCGTCCGCTATGACTTCGGGGGCGACGTTTTTCCAAAACTCTCCCACAGCAAAGAGGCGGTCATATTTATCCCATCCATAGAACCCCACGGCTTGGGGAACGTTAAGATGCAGGTCAATACACGCAATGACCGGCCAATCCGGTGGAACCGGACTTGAATCGATAACGTGAATGCTATTGTCGAAGCCCTTAAGCACCTTGCCTGCGAGTTGAAACCATCCACCCTGAATACGAGCTTCACGTTTGTCCTCTTCAACTTCCCCGGCGTAATTTTCTATGTCTTCTTTTTTCAGTGTGGTGTTTGCGTAAATCGGAATTTCACAAACCACGCCGATGTGGGGTGCGGCATTCAACGCGATTTCATCCATTATCCACGGCTCATAGAGAGCCGTCATCGTCATAATGAATACCCCGGAACTGTCCAGCAAACCACGACGATTTGCAACATATTTATCCCGGGGTAGTGGTTCGTCGGACCACACCCACTCACCGCTCCACCCTTCGTGAATCTTGGTGTCCTGAATATGGGTCATCAACTCAAAACTACTACCGTTCGGAAAATCCCAGTATGCTTCAACCCCGACATTATTTTTTCTGGTTACATAAGAACCAGCCGGAAGCCACTCCTTTAATTTTGGAACCACCACTTCCCGCGCGTGATGTTCCCAGTCGACACAGATTATCCTTCCCTTGGTAGGTTTACCGGCAGGAAAAACAGTCTGCTTTCCATCCCAAGGTTGAACGCCAAAGGCAAAAGAGCCAGCGAGACAGGCACCAAGAACGGTCTTGCCAATTCGGTTGGCACCTTGAAGCAAGAGAACCTTTTTGCCCGCATGGAGAAGTTCTATGATGCGGGCCTGATGTGCAAACGGTTCAAAAAAGACGATCCGGTTGGCATCTCGTAATTCTTGCGGCGTCTGCTTTTTGGGAGGCATATATATTTTTTTTATGCCGAGGGGTCTTATAGATCCTCAGGCGGCACATTATCGTCCTTTACCCATCATATTTGTTCCACTATCACCCATGGCCCTGGGTGTCCACCCATGCTCAACCGCATTTAAAAGGCGCTCTTGGGCCTTGGCTTTTTTTAGAGTAGTCTTTTTTGCATGAACCTTATTGGGCGTACGAACTTCGTATCCTCCACCCTTCTTTGAAATCGAAACGGGCATTATATCCTCCTATAGGGAAAACTTTTTAGCGTACTTGGACCGCATGAGGTCAAGAAGTTTATCGAAGTTCTTGAAATTTTCAACTTTCGTAAGTTTGTACGACGGAGTTCCGGTATCTATGAACTGAAGATCGACGAAGGTTGTTGATGTCATCTTTTCTGAAACCCCCGAAGTAACCCCGGTACTGACCTGAACAAAAACAATAGAGCCATGAGGTCCCCGCCGTTCAAAAATGGTTCCGATCATCACCCATTGATCCTGGGTCGGATCAGATCCCTCCCAAAACGTCAGTGCCCATTCATCTTCGACGATGACCGGGCTCATGTGCCCTTTAAATTTTTCAATATCCACAGTCGGTTCGGAAAAGACATATAAATGCGGGCCGAATTTGAACGTTGTGATTTGGTACCCCATACCCAACGTTACCATTGC